GGTAGTCATAGAGTGGAACATCGGCGTTATAATTTACCTCCACAGGGGCGACAAATTCGCTCAAGAACAATGCCTTATCGGATATGTCCTTCGGTAGTAGCCGGAGTGTTCCGAACGGAAGCACCAGCGTTGTTCCTCGGGTCTCATAGAGTGACAGGACTTTCGGCGTGTTGCCGAGCCATAAGTTCATGCGAGATTTTTTCGCATATTCCGGGTTTGGTATGGTTAGATTTCTCTTGCACCACAGCACCATTTCCGGGGTAGGGTTCTCGACCGTCAGTGTGTTTGAGACTTCAATCAGCATTTCTTCAACCACCTTTCCAGCGGCGTTCCATACTCTCGAATGTCTGTCAGATTTAGAGCTGACTTCTCATAGGAGAGAGCCACCATTGAAAAGTGAGGAATCATAATGATTTCGTCCTCAACCTTTAGTGCGAACCAGCCATCGCCATTTCCACAGGCTTTCCATGTTTCCATAGCAAAGTGCTGATTTTCTTCCACTCTCGAGAGAGGGAATCGGTTGTTTGAACACACCTTACAGTCAATGAGGTACGCCGTTTTTCCTTTAACAGCGATAACATCTGCTGGTTGTCCGGCGGCGTTTTGAGCCATGTTGTGACACCAAAATCCATGCTGGAACAGTAGCTCACAGAACTCGGTCTCAAAACTGTTACCGATTTTTCGGTTAGTAGCCATGTTCTTTCAGCACCTCCTTGACGGTCGAGTGAACGTCTTTATCGTCCACATAACTGTCAAGGTCTCGAATGAGTTCTGAAAGCTGTTCTATCTGATTCTGATAGTAATTCGCACAGTCCATACCCATGTGCTTATCAATCAAATCCTCAAAATCCTTCGGGGATAGGATTGTTTCGGGTCTGCCGTTACTTAGCGTCAGCATTTGTGGCATTTACATTCACCTCCTGTTCATACTTTTGCATGAGAGCAAGAACGCTCTCACTGTATGAGGTGGATTTGATACCGTTTTCCCATGCTTTCTTAGCACCGTAGTCACCCATGTTGTATGCCATCAGAGCTAAACCGTAGTCATTGTAGTTCTGAATGTACGAACCAATGACCTTGATTCCACAGAAAACATTCTGATATGGGTCAAGCATATCCGCTGTTCTGTATTCCTCTGCCAGCCATTCGTGATTGATGGTGTTAATCTGCATGAGACCGTAATCCCCGGTCTTACTAACCACTTCCGGGTTGAACTTGCTCTCTTGGTCTATCATTGCGATAATGAGTGACACTGGAACATTTTCGTCCGCACACACCTCGTAGATGTATCTCTGCAAGCTGTGTGAAAGTGGTACATCGAAATATGTAACTTCTTCGGCAACCGGGAGGGAATCGGCTTCGTAGGAAGGAACTTCAACCGTCTCCGTTACGGTAACTTGTTTCTTCGGAGCGGTAGCTCGTCCTACGACAAGACCACCGATAAAGCCAATCAGTACCAGCGTACCGATGATGATATATGCTTGAATCACAGCGAGCTTATGTCTGTTGATTCTTTTTGTTTTCGTTCCTCTACATTGCGTAGCCATTTCTGAAAATCCTCCTCATTCTTAGGGTCTGCGTAAAACTTTGTGATGATACCCACTAAGGGTCTTGCGAGGTCATTTACCTGTACTTCTGACAGGCTCATTCATTCTCACGTTCCTTGAGAATTTCCTTGCAAACAGCGAGAATCTGCTTTGCCTTGGGATAGGTATAAACCCCTCGGAGAATACTTGACATCATAGGCGGCTGAACTGCATAACCTCGCTTCTGCAATTCCAGTATCATGTCTACCTGTGTCATTCCCACATTTGCCATTCTCTCTTTAATGTCCACGAATCTCTTACCTCCTTCACGATATAAATTCTTGAAATCAGAATTGCCATTGACAAATAGGCGAATTATTGTTATTATTCTTATAAGACCATCAATAACTATAACTTCCAGAAAAATGCCATTTTCGAGAGGTCGCTTTCTTATTGTCAATTCGCATTTTCCGAACTTCATGTTCTTATTCTAATTCTTATTATACGAATTGTCAATAGGAAAATTCGGTTTTTACGAATTTATTTTTTTGCAGAGGAGGAATCACTATGACATTCGCAGAGAATATCAATCGTATCTGTGCTGAAAAAGGCACGAATCTGACCGCCATTGTCAAAGCTGTTAAGGGTTCAAGTTCTTTCGCAACAGCCATCAACACTAAAGGGTCATTACCGAAGGAATCCGAAATGCTGGAAATGGCAAAACTGCTTGGGTGTTCCGTCATGGATTTCTTCGCAGACGAGGAAGACTTACCCGAGACCAAACCAGCCAACGAAGACGAGGAAGACATTCTTCGTATCTACCGGGGATTGTCCCGGCGAGCGAAACATGAGTTCATGTCTATGACTTATGAATTTGAGAACCGTGAGGAGCTTGAGGGGGATAAGGGAACAACTGCGGCAGTGTGATAAGGTCATTCCCTTCGCTTTGATATATAGAAAGAAGATATTGGAGGTGAGACTATCAAAGCGGTAATATATGCTCGTTACTCGAGCCACAACCAACGAGAAGAATCAATCGAGGGACAGCTTCGTGAGTGTCACGAATTTGCTCTCAAGAACGACTTTATTGTCGTAGACGAATATATCGACCGGGCTATCTCCGGCAAGACAGACAACAGACCGAGCTTCCAGCGGCTTATCAAGGACAGCGAGAAGGGGCATTTTGACGCTGTGATTATGTACACCCTTGACCGCTTCGCCCGGAACAGGTACGACAGTGCCATTTACAAAGCAAAGCTCAAACGCAACGGTGTGAAGATTTTCTACGCCAAACAGCCAATGCCGGACACCCCGGAGGGAATCATTCTTGAATCAGTCCTCGAGGGATATGCGGAGTATTACAGCGAGAACCTTGCCCGGAGTATCAAGCGAGGTATGAAAGAGAACGCTCTCCACGGTATCGCTATGGGAAGCCCGGTGCTTGGTTATAAGATAGGAAACGACCGCCAGTATGAGATTGACCCAGTAGGAGCGAAAGCCGTCAGAACCATCTTCACGATGTATGCAGAGGGTAAGTCCAAAACGCAGATTGTGAACTGGTTGAATGAGAATGGGTTCAAGACCTCCCGAGGAAATGCTTTCAATAAGAACAGCTTGTCCCGGATTCTGCGAAATGATAAATACATCGGAGTGTACCGATACGATGATGTAGTCTTGGAGGACGCAGTACCTCCTATCATCGACAAGACCTTGTTCGATAAGGTGCAAGCAACCTTCCGGCACAACTACACAGCCCGGGCAAAAGCCAAAGCCATAGAGGACTATCTACTCACTACAAAGGTCTTCTGCGGTCACTGTGGCGAGCCTATGGTGGGTGAGAGTGGCACTTCAAAGACCGGGAAGGTTCACCATTACTACAAGTGCGTAAATCGTAAGAGAAAGCACAACTGCGAGAAGAAGGTCGAGAAAAAAGAATGGCTCGAGCGGACTGTCGTTGAGTTCACGGTGCAACAGGTACTCACCGATGAAAACATAGAGAAAATATCCACTCGAGCTATGGAGCTGATTGAGAAGGAGCTTCAAGATACCTCCGTTCTCATAGGTTTACAGGAACGATTGAAGGAGACCAATAAGAGAATCAAGAACCTCATGTCCGCAATAGAGCAAGGCATTATCACACCAACAACGAAGGAACGTCTTGAGGAGCTGGAAGAAGAACGCAGAGACCTCGAAGGGCAGATTGCCCGGGAGGAAATGAAAAAGCCCCTCTTGACGAAGGAGCGAATCATGTATTGGCTCGAATCGTTCAAGAGGGGTGATATAGAAGATGTTGAGTATCAGCGGCGTATCATCGACACGCTTGTCAACTCGGTTTATGTGTACGATGATGGGGATAAAGGACGTAAGCTCGTGCTGACTTTCAACATTTCGGGGAACAATACGCTCACTATCTCGAGTTCGGATATTGAGCGCACAGCTCCACCAAATCAAAAATCCGAACCGTTGTCCGAAGGGACAGAGGTTCGGATTGTTCTTGTTTTCAGTTGGTATTGTCGCGGAATGAATTCAAAAAGGAGGATGCATGACCCATGGTCGATCATATGCTTGTA